CACCGAGTTGTCTCGCGATTTTGTAAATGCGTAAAAGATTGTGCCTCGGGTCGCCATATTCAAGCCCCCTGTCATCGAGGGTGTTACCAGCGTCCGAGAGCCAGTCACTTAACGATCTCTCTGACATATTGATTCGAGGCCCTTCCGCGCTTGTAACCTTCGTTAAATGCTTTGGCTTTGATACTCACATAAACGCGATAACCAAGCCATAGCGTTGAGCAATAAATTGCGAAGAAAACGCCTTCATTGAACATCGGCGTTCACCCCATAACGATCAAGCCAATAAGCTGAGATTTCGTCTCTGCTCAATCGCCCTCTTACTGACTTTCTACCTAGCGATTCGATTGCGTAGCGTCTGATTATTTGGCCTTTTACGTAATTCTTACCATCAGACCAAGCGCCAGAAGTAGAATCAAATCGAATTACTACTGGATTATTTATCACTTACTCTCCCGTTCTGTAACCCTTAAATGGATTTACGGGATAAATGTATTTAATTAAATGGATTTATACAAGTAAGAGTTCGGAGTGTCGCAAGTCCAAGAATCCACAGAGCTTCTGAACCTTCTCGCCATTGGGGTAATCGGTCTTGGCTGGAAGGGCCTTTAATTGCCACTCAGGCTCGTTTATAGCCCCTAAATCGAACTGATAGACCCCTTGTGGGGTGGAGTTGATATACAGGGTTCTGGCGCCCGTTCTAGCCCTTATTTCGGCCAGATAATCCCACTTCTTCTTTTCAATTAACAAGGTGGGGTAATGCGTGCGGCGGCACTTCATCTCGATATAAGCATCGTTGGTAATGCCGTCGTGCCGGTCGGTCGGTGAGACTGGCGTTAAGTCCGGATAAACCGACTTTAGCGCCTCAAAAAGTTCCACCTCGCGAAGGTAAATTAGTCGTCCTCTTCCCAATCATCGAGCGGATTCTTTATTGGGTCGCTCGGATCAACAATCCAATCGGGATAAGAGCTTCTATCCATCGCAAAGGCTAGAGCTGTGCCTTCGTCCATTCCGGCTTTGCGGCAAGCGTCATAAACTTCTTTGGCGGCAATAGCCCAGAAATCCAGCTTTGTAAGGATTGGCTCCTTCGTCGTTTTGCGACGTTTTGCCACCTTCTTCGCTGGTTTCTTAGCGCGCTTTCTTGTTGCCACTTCTAGCCACCTTTGCTGAAAGGGCTAATTCTAACTGAGACTCCATCTTGTCTAGGCGCGACACAATGGGCAGATTCTCAAGTTTTATTATGTATCTCAGTCCGGCAATAAGTAGGCCGATTGATCCGAGAACGCTCGCGATAGTCGCGGCGAGGTCGGAAGCTGGCATTATTTGATTTTGCCGTAACGCTCGTAATTGGGGTTTAGCCAATTAATCACGGAAGGCAACACACTCACAAGTGCTGCATTGAGAATGTAATCGGGTTGAAGTCCTACTGAGAGGTATGTCGAAAGAGCCGTCGCGACGAATGTTTTCGCCCACGTTCCCGCCATCAGTTTCAATTCTGCCATTTTGTTTATCTCCTTCGAGGTCGAACCAGCTGCCGTCTTTATCTCCCAAAGTTGTAAAGCTGACGTGAAAATGCGAGCGGTGAGGATTGGCACCTCTGTATTTTCTGCGCTTCCAATTCATAATCGGACTCATAATTTTGCCGTCGTAAATAATGTACTTAATCCGCTTATCGCCTCGCTTGGCGCACTTGCGGATTTTCTCCACAAGGGCATAAGCCTCTTCTTTGTGTGCATTGAGATCGGCATCAATATCAAGAGCGCGGACTATTCCATTTTGCGGGATATGGTCTGAAGTGCCTTTCGCCAAATGGCGAGCATCCGCAATCCATCCATCAGACTTGCGATCCCGATCGGGATAGTCATCATCTATTTGCTCCCGAAGCTGCTGCGCTGCCTTACATAGTTTTGCCATTAGCTTAGGAGCAGTTTTGCTTCTTCTTCATTGATACCCAATTTATCCAGCAGACTTTGTTTAGCATTTGACTTTGCTTGTTCTTCTGCAATCACAGCTGCTTCGGCATCTGCTATTTTTTGCTGCATCGCCAAATGCACTTTGGTTTCTTCTTCGGTGAAAGGTATGACTTTGCTTTCACCAGTTGCCACGTCAATTATTGTTTTTGTGAATGTCGTCATTTTTATCCTTTACTTACTATATCCATATAACGCATAAGTGCCTGAGAATGTTGAGCCTGTGTTATATACGGTGAAACCGTCGAAATTAGTTCCTGCAGCAAAAGCGCCAAAAATAACTCCGCTACTGCTTACGCGGCGATTGAAGAAACCTTGATATTGAATAGTATCTTTTGCGCTTCCATCGTCATTGGCTGTAAATATACAATTCCAAGAATATCGCGAACCAGGACCACCCACAGGCAAATTCAACCAATGGTCTTGAGAACTGCCATTGCTTGTGCTGCCAAAAGTAGGCGTGCCACCAAAAGAAGTGCCCTGATTAACATACGAGTAATTTGTTGATGTATTATCAGAACCGCTTGCTCTCAAACGCATTTGTTGTGCGCCATCCGTATCGGTCACATTAAAAAAGAAATAGTAATTGTCATAAGTCGTGGTAAAAACATTATCAAAACTTATTGAAGTTCCCGAAATTGTTCCGGAAGCCAATTTAACTAAAGCTGATGCCGCAGGTGTTACCCATTTCAAACCTGTTGCCGCTGTGCTATCAGCCGATAAATATTGTCCATTCGTTCCAACCGCTAAACGGCTAAACGCATCTGCACCCGTTCCAGCAATCAAATCACCTTTTGCATCAATCGCGGTTGCCATTGAATTTGTGATGGTTACGTCGCCAGAAGTTCCACCGCCGCTTATTCCTGTCCCAGCATTGACACTTGTAATATCACCGGTTGTGGGGCTTACCCACGTGTAGTCCAAATCTGTATTAGAAGCTTTTGATAATAATTGTCCGGTAGTTCCACCTTTAAGATCAAGAAAAGAGGCGTCAATACCATTTCCCAAAGTGCGGATTGCGGCGGCGCCGTCTTTGACTAAATCTGTGTCAGCTGGGGTTGTCCAGCCGAAGTTGCTTGTTGTTGGCATTTGTTCTCCTTAGGCGACGATTGTAGCGTTAAGCCAGTCCAAAGTGGGCGAAATGGTCTGCCAAGTCTCAACGGCTGGAACTGAGTTCCATCTGAAGGCTTGGAGCGAATAGGCTATTGGGGATAAGTTAAGCGTCAAAGATAGGGAGTTGCGGTTAGCCGTCCACGTCCATCCCTCAACAAATCCCTGAAATTCTCCATTTACCATATTGCCCGGAAGATTCTCAATGTTCAGAGGTTGGCCCATAAACACATTAAGAAGGGCATTTCGATCAGAATTGTCAATTTCTGGATTGGTAATGGGGAACGTTATTTGCTTCATTTCATATTGAGGATAAGCTCGAATATCTAAATAGAAAGCGGCTTGCGTTTGAGCGTCGTGAAGGTGACGCAACGTGGTGGTCACTTGAGCAGCTAATTGACCAAAAAGACTTATTGATGCAGCGTCGCTATCCGTGGTACTGGACGAACTAGTAGCCCCATAAGAGACTGTTACGGAATTTCGCACGTCCCCAGCCTTTTTGGTTATTTGAAGCCCGGGGCCAGTTGCGTGATTACCGTCTAAATCCACGTAACCATTTACAGCTAGATATTCGCCTCTGTGAGTTGAATCTGCATAACCAATGCGACCCTGTGCATCTTCATAAACATAACCCAATGCAGAAATTGCTGCGGCTGTGACTAAAGAATATACAGTCCCATTTACTCCAGTTTGACTGTGTAATTCATAATCTCCCGGAGTATCTATTTCCCCATAACCTGAGTTCTCAGCATTTGCCCAAGTTATTGTTGCATCATAAGTCGCCCAAGTGCTCGCAGCTGGAACTTCATTCCAAGCGTCAAATAGAACTGAACCTAATAATGTAGCAATTCTATCTCCATCAAATTGATGGGCAAGGTTAGCCGTCCATACGGCGCGATTAAGTCTGGCAAGGGCTCCGGTTGCAATGATATTCACTCTTTGACTTGTAGCGACCGATCCAGATGAATTAACTGTAATACTAACGTCGGTTATGAATCCGCCGAATAAATACACGTAGACGCCGGAACTATTTTGCACCTCGACAGTTACCGCATCATTGACTTCATAAGGAATTGATGACTGAGAAGTTTCAATCAACGTTAAATTACAATATCCGGCTAATGGCTGACTATAAATATCCGTGCGTCCAGACGTTATTGTTAAACCATTCAAAGTCGCGTTTGTGACAGTTGCGCCATCAACCTTGATTCGATAAGTAGGTGTATAAACTGTCATAACAGCAATTGCGTCGCTCCGCCACCGCTTCGGGATTGGCTATTGTTTAGAGCAGTAATAACCGCCCTGCTGAAACCTTCTTCATCAATTGCGCTGGGGGCATTGACGTTAATTGTTACGGGGGTAATTCCTTGAGCATCTGCCAATCTTGAGAATCCGCCAGAGGATACTGTGATAGGTGCGGCTGATCCGACTGGAACGCTTGGCGTTGAGGCCGCAACTCTGGGAGCGGTTGTGACTGGCTTTGTAACTGTGGTTGTAGGCGTTGCAGGTGTTACGTTAGCCGAACCACTTGATGGGGGAATGATTGATGCGCCGCCAAATGGCAGGCTTGCCGTTGGAACGCTTCCAGTCCTCGAAGTGGTCGTTGTGGAGATATTAGGAATCGTTGAAACGTTAGGGAGAATGGGAATTGAGTTGTAAGCGCGGATAATCTTATTAACTGCGTCAATGACGTCATTAGCCAATTCTTTAACTTTGCTGGTGACTGTGCCAATGATGTTGATGATTCCAGCAATTGTGGCTCCGACTGATTTGATTGCGCCCACTAGAGCCGTTTCAAAAATGGGGACAAGATAGGTTTTAATGAAAGACCATAAGTCGCGCAGAGCTGCTTCGTTATTCTTAAAGGCTTGAACGATTGGATCAATGGCTGCTCGTTTTGCTTCTTGGAATTTTGGAATGAGAACGTTCACAACGTAATCAAGAAGCCTCTGAATGACTGGCAATAGTTGAGCGCCGATTGCTTCTTTGGCTTCATCAAAGCCAACTCGCAACCTAGCAATCTGACCTTCGAAAGTGTTGGCTTGAGTCGCAGCTGCACCGCCAAAGGTTTCACCTAATTGCGTTACTGCGCCTTGCAATCCCATCGTTTTGATTTCGGCAGCTGATAAACCAATTCCTAAACGAGCAAGTGAAGCCGTATTGCCTTCATAGGCTTTACCTAAAGCGTTGGAAACTGTCTCGACGTCTTTGCCGGTGGCGGCTGAAATATCCAGGGCAAGAGTTAATAGTTTTTGCGATTCGGAAACTGATCCTGTGGCGGTTGCAAGTCTCTGAAGGGCTGGACGCAACTTATCGTCTGCTACGCCAGTAGCCAAAGCCGTTTTATTTATCTGCTCTTCAACTGCCGCTATTTGGGCCTCTGTGGCCCCTGTGACGTTCTCTAAAGCTAGGGCTAGGCGCTTCTGTGCAGCTTCATCTTCTATGGCCGCTTTAACGCCTTCAATGGCTAATTTGCCAGCATAGGCAGCAGCCGCAGCAGCGGCAGCAGCAAAAGCCGCAGCGGCAATCTTGCCAAATTTTTCTAACTTACCGCCAAAGCCTTCGACTTCTTTAGAGCCTACGTCAAGATTCTTTTTTAGATTATCAACGTCAGCGAGAATGGATAACTTAAGCGTTCTACTTCCGGCCATTAGATGTCCCACTTTCCGAGAATCTTAGAAAACGCATCTTCCCACTTAGCAATCAATTGAGGCTGAATTTTGCGAAGGGCTGGATAGATGAAATAGCCAGAATTTCCTCTGCCTTGACGTGGGGTGCGTCGTGGGAACTGACGATAACGATTAGATCCGAATTCGTAACCTGCCC